TGAGTGTTCTATCATATACCACTCAATCATAGTAAAACCTTGCTGAAGAGCACGTTGATTATCAGATGCATTTGAGTTAGCACTAAATTGACCTTCTGCCTGTAATGGTACAAGCATAGAGAAACCAATCTCTCTATCAATCAGGTCAAGCAGTTGTTGCATATTAATAATCTCACCCATAGCTCCAGCTACTTCTGGTCTTACAGCAGCAGTACGTTGTGGATTGGGTAAACCCATAGAGTTCTGTGAGCCAGAATAATAACTGTCTCCAAGCACTCGTCTGTAATATCTCCAAATAGCAAGCTTATCTACACCAATACTTTCTCCATTCTCATCCAGTTCAAGATAATCTGGTATTTGATCTATGTCAATATTCTTAATGTAACCTTCATACTTAGCTATCTCTTTGCTTTGTAGGTTCTTAATCAGATTGTACTGAAACTGAGCAGGAATAGCTCTACCTACAAGACTAATAGACTCAGAGTTAACATTAGTATATATTCTACCTTTATAACTTAGCTCAAAGCTACCGTAAGGATCATCTAAATTGATAGGCTGATTAGGTACTTCACGATAGTTTAAATATACATCTTGTCCAAGACGAGTAATTTCATACCTTCTTGGTATCCATATTTGTTCAGCCACATATGGTACACTATTCTCTACCCATTCAAACTTAGTAGCTTTTCTACCATATCTGTTTGTGTATTTAACTTTTGTAGCTTCTTCTGGTATTTCATAGCCTTTAGGATGTACTTCAGTTTGTAGCTCTCCATACTCATTAGGATAGCTCAGGAATATAAGTTCTCTAAATGCCTTGAACTCAAAATGAGTCTTGAATACAAGACGCTCATTATTATACCTTCTATTTGTACCAGAACCCTGTGCTTGCCCAACTGTTTTATGCTGAGTATCTTGCAGATGCAAGCCAAGCTCAAAACTGGTTGGGTCATAAGTAACCTTTGGATTGCTTCCTCCAATAACATTATGCCTGTCATTAACAGCCAGGCTTGAACTATATGTGTACGTGCCAAGACGTTCTATCTGTTCTTGCGTAAGCTCATCACCATAGAGATTCATAATCTCAGCCATAGTCAAAGCTACTCTAGTCCAGGCATAATCTCCTTTCTCTATTCTGTATTCATCCGGGCTTTTATGAAAGCCAAAATGTAAAGGATTGATAACAGTAATACCGGGTTTTCCATAGTGCTCTCCTACATAGCATATTTCTCTGTCAGAAGTAATTGCATGTTTCCAACCTAAGCTCATTTTACGTACAACTTCTTCTGAGTAGTTAAAATACTCTAATACCTGATTAGCAAATATTTCAAGGCTGGATTTAAAATCTTGTGCTATTTCAGCTGGGTCAGGTGTAGACTGCATTTCCTGCACATAATCATTAGCTTCTATCTGACTTGCACCAGCCATAGCCATATCTGTCTGTTCAAACTTCAGCAGCATTCTTTCAATGACAGCCTTTCTGATTTCTTTAGATAGTTCTTCATTAAACTTTCTAACTGCTTCCTGACTGATAAAACTTGCATGGTAGTTGTCTCTACGCTTAAGCATTTCACCATTCAAGTAACTATATTTAGAGAATATTCTATTATAGTGTATAATCTCTTCGTCAATATCTATTTCCTGGCTAAGCTCATTTGGTATATTGACTCTACAGAACTCTTTGAGAGCTTCTCTAAAACCGTCGATGCGATCATTGATGACATCATACCATAGCTTCATCTGTTTGTAGTTATGCACTACAGTAGTATCATAAGGCACAATATAGTCCAGATAATCTCTGAACCACTCACCATCTTTTTTGTATTTCTCAATCTCAGATACTCTAAGTCTGTATATAGGTTCAAAATAACTCATTGTCCTATTCGTTGTTTAAGGAATTTTGACATTTTACTGAAAGGATTATTCTGTCTGGATAAGCCCTCTTTGATATTGTGCTCAATCTCTCCAAGTGCCAGTGGTAACCCCATCATACTAGATACTGCGTCATAGTTCCCTTTAAGTGTATAATCTCTTATTTGACGTATTGTAAATATACAAGGTATCCTAAATATATTTTTTTCAACCTCGTCATTAATATCTGTCTCTTCAAGCAACCAATCATTAAGCCTGTCAAGCATTGATATCTTACTGACTTGGCTACCTACAACAAATCCAGTCTTTGTTGTATTCTTCAGATATATATGCTGTCCTTGTTCAAACTGAGGCTGAAGACATAACAGATATGCTTTATTCTTTTTAATAAAGTGTGATCTAAGCCTATCCCCTCTGTTTGATTCATACCATAATTGCCTCATAGGATTACCATAAAAAGCAAGCATTTTTTCAAGTACCTGATTATAACCATCAAGACCATTTTTATTCTTGCCTATATAGGTAGCTGCAAGGCAATTACCCTTAGCACCGTAAGGTATATATTTAGGATTAATCCATACGTGAGTTACACCAAGAGATCCACCTTCGTCAAAAGCATCAGATACATAAGGGTCATGTGTAAAGATATGAGCATCAATAGGTATCTTACCATTTATCCTAAAAGGCTGCTCATACATCATTACAGCTCCTTCAAGAGATTCCTTATCTTGTAAGTTATCGTCATAGATTGGATAAGCTGTAGGGTCAACCTCATAATTAACTCCGTCTGGATGATTGTTATCCCAAAATAGACTAATAGGCGTACCTATAGACTCATACAAGTTGTTTTTTAATAGTTGTTTTTCTCGTAGTTCAGCTTCTTTACCAGGAAGTAGTTGGCCTTCTGAAGCTATCCACATATGCTCTATCTCTGTAGGATAGTTCATTTTCCAGTTATTAATAATAGCTGGATCGTTAGTGCGTAGCTTCTCTTCCAGTTTGTCATCGTAATACTTCTTAGCTTTAGCCAGATTAGTATTACCATTCTTGTCTTTAAATCTTTTATCTACTATATATGCAGGCAAAAAGAAACAATGCTTTTCACCATCTTTACCTTTATATCCTATACAGTTATAGTCATCAGGATGAGTAAATATCTTTTGTGCAGCTTTAATAGTGTGTATATTACCAGATGTACCTACACCTATTCTGGGAGCAAACTGTACACCATCTACACTTACAACAGCTTCGTCAGAACCCCATGCATTTAATAAATCTTCAAACAGACCTATCTCCTCATACATTATTAAAGAACGTCTACCACCTGCACCTGATTCAGCACCTGTACGTTTGTTAGCAGAATAACTTACATGGTATACTGTACTGCCTGTACCTCTTTCTTCCCATGCACTACCTACTTTAACAGAAAATTTATTAGTCCATCCTCTTTCATCATCTGTATCAAAGCTTCCCGTCATCTCCTTATAGAAAGGACAAGGTTCCCAATCATCATCTCCAATCTTACCCCATGTACCTGCTTCTGGGCTAGTTTTAAGGAAGTTAGAACTAATCTTCATAAAAGCCAGCGTCTTTGCAGATTTACCTTTAATACCTGCACCTACATTTATAAGTATCTGGTTTGGGTTACGTATAATTTGCTCATTGTAAACTTTAGCTCCATCAAATGTTATATCGTAGAATACTTCTGCCAGTATATGGTACAGCGATTTCCCGCCACCTCTGCAATTATGTACTACAGTATAGTCTTTTAGCAAATATAAATTATCTTGATCTACTTCTATTCCATAATATGTATCATAAGAATACTTTTCTATATTTATAACATTTTTATTAGAACCTTTACTGTTTTTGTAAACTCTAACAGGAGCTTTCTTTCTTTTTATCTTACAAGGTATTCTACCTATTTCTCCATAAATTCTAAGATTGTAATTAGCATTATTTTTAATACTTACTCTTCTGGAATTTATAGTAGTTCTGTAACCTAATGACCAGCAAAGTTCTTCAACCTGCTTAATTAGATTAAAATCAGAATTACAAAAAGTATACCTATGCATCTTTTTAGAATAATTCCCGTCAGAGTCTAGTAATCCTGCTAATAGTTCTAATCTTTGGTCTATAGAAGACTGTAGATATTCTATTGGAATATGTTTGTTATTCCTAAAAGTTTTTGACCAATAATTATTTTTATAGAGCATAGTTTTGTCTATAAGCCTAAACCTATAGACATTCATATCCCCAAAAGAACCTTGATTAGAAGCTAGCTTTATGTTATAAGAAAACCTTTCAGGATCAGACTTAGCATATCCAATTAGCCATCTTTTTATTTCTATTTCGTTTTCTGCAAAGCATATTAATTTTTCTCTTTTAAAACCATCTCCTAACCAAAGGCCTATAAAATAAGGATGAAGTTTTAAATCTTTTTTATCATACTCTATCGGTACTGCTGTTACTCCTCTATATTTAGCGTTACAATTTTTATAGCTCGTTTTAAATTTATTATATAGTTTTTCTGTTTCTATATTTATTCTTTTTAAACTACCTTTTCTTCTAACAGTGGAAACTTTATCTAAATGAAGTAAATGCTTAGAGTTTACAATATAAGGTTCTCTTTTTGCTTGAGTTACTTTATAAAGTTGATCTTCTCCTGTAAATAAGTTTTTAACTATTCTAGGAGTAGAATCAGGCCCCATTAATCTGTCTCCTATTTCTACATCCTCTATATTTTTAAGACTTCCGTCATACATACGTACCTGTGTGCCTTTACCGTGGCAACCCAAAATTGTTACGTTCTTAGCATCATTATTATACAATGGAATACCTACAGGATTATCATGTCTTTTAGCTATATTCTCTAGAGGCTCTATAAATTCTTTGAATGTTCCATCAGACTTATACAGGCATAACTCATTATCTTCAGGAAACTTAGTCTTATTTATATTAAATACTCTAAAATCTGATGTGTATTTATCATCTTCACTAAATCCAGAGAAACCTCTGGCTACTCCTACATTATAACTATAGTGCCACTCCAAGTCTCTAATAAGAGGCTTAATCAGCTTACCATGTGTCTTATTAACTTTATCTACATCAGGTATTCTACAATAATGATGATAGAATCCAAGGTTACCTCTGCCATATCTCCATCCTCCAAAGTCTTCAAACCATGTACCTTCAATACATCTGCGTTTCATTTCACGCCAAAACTTTAACCAGCGTGGGTCATCTGGATGTATAAGTTGTGGTTTAAACTGATCTGTAAACCTAGATAAATCCTCTGTTTTAATCCAATTCACAGTTCCCTCTTTTCAGATTTAGTAAGTCGTCTACCACCTCTGGCTGTAGCTGAAGATTTGCCTTTGATAAACTTATCTTCTATCTTTTCATATTGCTTATATATACTATCTGTATTCTTGCGCATTTGCTCTAACTGACTGGCTGTGCCTTTAATATTTATAGCATATTTCTTACCTGTACTAGCATCTGTTTCTACTTCAGTCCTATCCAGTGTAATAGCTGTATCTTTAAGAAACCTAGCCCTCTGTTTGAGTTGCTCTTTTTCTTCTTTGAATGCTCTCTCTATAGAGTCCATACAATCAAATGGATAGCTTTCAAGGCATTCTTTAATCAAAGTATCATTCCAGTCTATCTCTACATACTCATTTTCAATAACTGATTTTCTATACTCTTCATCCATTCTAAAGAAAGGGTTCATTTCTTCATCTGGGTCACACATTAAAAAAATAGCCAGCATGTACTTAGATGATAACTCATTTCCATATTCAGTAAGCAGTTTACTGTATGGTGGATGAATCTTTAACCAGGGATTAAGTTCCCAAAAGTTATCATCAGGATTTACTGGCTTATTTATTTTAGCGAATGCCATCTATTTTAGTTCAAGTAAATAAAGAGTAGTATTAATCAAATTCTTTATATCAATCATTAAATCCTGACAGTCTGGACTAGCTTGTTGAATATATACATCCATGTAGTCACCAAGCTCTTTCAGATAAGTTTTTGCATCAGGCTTGTCCAGCATAATTATCTTAGGTATTTCTGGTTTAGTACCATACTTACCAATAAGTGCTTCAGCCAGGCTATCTATCATATCCACAAGCTCTTCATAAAACTTATTAAGTGCTTTATGTTCTGCATAACTACTAGTCCTTAGATGCCAGTAATGCGTAAGCACTTGTGCCTGAAAGAGTTTTCCTAATATATCTGTTACCATTTTCCTAATGGGCATTTTGAACTCATGCTCAAGGTTTTTGCAGACAACTTACATCCACATCCTTTTTTGCTTTCGAGTGTTTTAACATTAATTCCTTTTTTGCTTCTTGCGCAAGTATTACCTTCTCTCATACTACAAGTAGTACAATGAGCAAGCCTATACTCTGCTATTTCCTTAGTTTCCTGGTCAAGCTTACCTAGTCTATCCAGTGTCAGGTTAGCCCAACCTTCAATTATTTCTTTTACCATGCTACGGGTATTTTAATATCTAATGACCATCTATCGAGTGTAGTCAAGTCTTTACCTACTGTATAAAGCCTATGCCTGTTATCAGCAACAGCTACACTAATACCAGCTTGCTGTGGAATATATGTATCAAAAGTACTGTATAAACCTACGTATACTCTAGGCATGTCTGCATTTCTGACTACAATATTGTCTCTGGTATGAAAGACAGTTTTTGTTTTTGGAATAAATTGAATCTGCTCTTTGTTCTGTACAAACATCTGATCGTGACGTACTATAGTACCTTCATAAAATATATTACCATATACACTATAGCTACTATCTACATAATGTTCTTCGTAGGTCATAAGAGACTCATCGACAGTCTGACTTGTATCTATATAAACTACACGTTCTACTGTATCTTTAATATGCTTAATCTTGACAACATTAAAAGTATCTACTATACTGACAGTATCTACTGTACATTCTACAATAGTCTCAGTCTGCCTGATAACTTCTGTATTACTACAACCTCTAACGAATAAAAGAGTAGCCACTACAGCGACAGCAGCTACTCCTATATGACTCAAAATATTCTTCATTAGTTTCCCACTCTTAGTCCAAGCCATCCAAGAAGAAGCTTAACTACTTCACTCTTAGCATCTGGTACAATATCTGTATCAAAGCATTTCTCAGCAATATCTTGTGCTCTCTGAAGTACATATCGTACAATAGGCAGCCATTTATCTACCTCAGCAATTTTGATATTCTGGAAAGTACCATCTGCATCTACGTAGTTCTCATTGGCATATCGTAGAGTTTGTGCAAGTTCTTCAAGAAAGCAAGCACCACTTTCAAGAAAGTCATCAGCTTTACCAGGAGTAGTTTTATTGTAACTCTCAAGTACAGCCATTGCTTCTTCCATTTTTCTTTTGTTCATTTCTAGTTTGATTTAATTTGTCCAAGAATATCATGGTCATTCAATAGCAAATAACCATAATGTTTGTTATTCATATTAGTAGGTGGTTCAAGACCCTTCCATTCAGGCAACATAAAACTGTTAGGCATATGGAAAGGTACTTCAGTATTCTCTTTAGTAGCTATTGTATTACGTTTAGGAATAATTACATTATTACCTTTAGCATATTTATCATAGCCTTCAGGTACAGAAATAACTACAGCTTCTACTGAATAAGGATAAGGATTTTCTTCCAAACCTTTAATACCATATCCATTCTGAGTTCTTACAGCTACAAGATTATCAGGTTTAGTAACAATACCTGTCTTAGATACATGATACTCAAGTACTTTACATCTAACAAGAATCTTACGATTGTTAGGAATAAATCTGGCATAGTCTTCATCAATATTAACTATAGCTTTATTATAGTTCTCTCTTGTAAGCTTGTCTTTATCAAAATTACTATCTGTCTTAACATCTACAAGTTTTGGTTCCTCTGGCATAAATAGTCCTGATTTACGTTTAGTTGATTTGTAATCCCCAGCAAATTCTTCAAGGCTGGTTCTGTTCTTTGGTTTGTCCTTCATGTCTTTTAAAGAAATATTTGTAATAATTAAACTGTTTTAGTTGTTCCCATACCATCTCAAGATATGCTATTCTGGTCTTCTTTTGCTCAATATACTTTTCATTCTTAGAATATCCAAGCCTCCATTTGCTATCCTTTATATCTTTATCTATCCTATTAGGCATAAACCTAACTGTAAAACTATTAGTAATCTGTATTTTCTCTCCTACCATTAAAGGATTGCGTAGATAATAAATAAGCGTACTGTACATGTTCTCTATAACAAATTTAACATGATTTACTGGCATGTCCAATTCCTCTGCTGTACGTTTATATATATCTTCCTGCGTCATACTCCAATAGTCAAAGGAAATGTAAACTCTACTTTACCTTTAGTCTTAATAAACTTTTGCAAGTTTACAAGTGACCTTGTAGGTACATTAGTATCTCTTTCAATTAAGCCTTTAGACTTCAAACTCTGTTTGAGCCTTGTAACTTCTGAGTTGGATATTTTTACAGTTTGCTTAAGATGTTTACTATTAGGGCTTGAGAAATAATCAATCTCAGGTACTCCTGCAAGTATAAAACTAAGCACATCTTCCTCTCTTGGATTAAGTTTAACTCCTACTGCATATATCAGTCTAAGATATATTCTCCAGAAATCTCTTTCTGTTTCCAGGTTATACGGCTCTTTAGCAGCATTTCCTGTTTTACTAGTCATTATGTTTAAGACCATAGTTTAAATTGATTTATAAATTAGAGGCAGGTTATAAATTAGATTCGTAAAACTTCATCCTGCCTCTGACATAACTTATACATGTTTACAAATATACAGACTATTAAATAAAATACAAGTACGCACAATAAAAAAGAGAGACAGTATGTGCCTCTCTTATAATAATTACAGCTAGTTTCAGATAGTTATAAAACATTAAAACCTAATCTTCGTTTTGCATAACCATCTGCGTCATCTTCATCTAATACAAAACTATCTTTAATCTGCTCTGGTGTATAAACCACTTCGATTTTCTTATAGTTCTTATTGTAAAAATCAGGATTATATCTAAGATGTATTTCTATAATCTTATCGCCAATATATTCCACATTAACATAATACTTCTTCTTAACAAAGTAATCTACTATAGGATGTCTTTCTGGTTCAAAATTATCTCTCTCCCATAGTTTAAACTCACCATCCTTCTTGAAAGCCTTAACTGTAAAAGCATACTTATGGGCCATATAATCTACTGACCTATG